GTATGAAGTTCTACCAGATCATCACCCAATCCTTCGAAACTCATGCCCTTGGTTTTTAGGGTTTTAATTCCTTTCATGCTGCAACCTCACTAAAGTTCTTTATCTTCTTAAATTTAACATGAGAGGCAAACTTCTCTGCGAATTGATCACCTCTGTGGCTGATAACGAAAATGTTGTCATCAGAGTTCAGGCCGTGTAAAGTCTCAATGAGGTTCTCAATACCAACTCCATCAAGTGCACCATCAAGTGTCTCGTCAAGAATTAGCAGATTGGTCGATACTGAGTTTCTCAGTTTTGCAACCGATCTCCAGGCAAGCATAATAGATAAGGTAATTCTCAGCTTCTCCCCTTCGGAGAATGAAGCATACGAGAATGTGTCACGGAACCTAGATTTGATTACCTCATTGAAATTTTCATCCAGCTGGAAATCAACGAACAGATCAAATGCGGCGAGGTATTTGTTGATCAGCTTATTCATTACTGGAATATATTGTGCGATGATTCTACTCTTAATGCCACCGTCTTTCAGAATGGTAGATACCACATTCAGAGTAGTCTGCTCATCTAAGAGTTCTTTCCTTTCAGATTGATACGTCGATAACCTTTCCTGTAGTCCTTTGAGGGTCGATGTATCGACGTCTTCAACCTCTTTCTCTGCGGCGAGTAGTTCTTCACGGAAAGCATTGAGCGCACTCTTAGAAGACTTGATTTCGGCCTTAATTTCTGAGGTTTCGAAACTCTTTTCTTGGATTTGGTCTTGCACCTTACTAATTTCATCAAGCCTTTCTTGATACCTTTTGATCTGTTCTGCAATATCGTGTAGGCCAGATTCGATTTCCAAATTCCGCTTTGATTTTTCTTCCACAACATTATTCTTAAAATCATGGTCAATTCCCTGTTTACAGGTTGGACAGTTATCGTTGTCGTGATAGAACCTCAATTCCTTTTCGATTGCCTTATTTTTTGTCTCGAGGTCTTGTTTCAATCGACCAGCCTCTGTAAATTTTTCTTTTACAGTTACCTTGTCATCGATTGTGGCATATAGCTCTTGCATATCATCATTGATCTTACAAATCAACTCATTCTTTTCTTCGATAGAATTGATATGTGTAGTCATCTTATCACGGATCTTTTCGACCTCAGTCTCTCGGATCTTACGGATCTTATCGTTATTGTCTTCGGTGAGAGCAATATTGGATTCTACGATTTCAACCTGATAAGAGTTTTCGTTGATAGCATCTTTATTGTTGCTGAGTCTTTCTTTTGCCAAAATACCCATGGTACTGAACACCTGAATATCGAGTAGATCTTCGATGATTTCTCTGCGGGCTTGAGCAGGCAATTCCATAAAGGGTACATAAGTTGCACTACCCAAAACAACAATTTGGTTGAAAGATTTATAATTGATGCCGAGTATGTTCTGCTCAAGATACGTCTGGTAGTCTCGTTTGGCTGCATCTTGGTCAATCAATTCACCGTTCTTCATTATCTCAAATACAGCAGGTTTGATTCCTCTGCGTATGAAATACTCATGACCACTGACCGTGAATTCAATCTCTACCACCATTCCCTTTTGGTTGATTGAATTTACTAGCTGTGGTTTATTGATTTTCCGAAATGGTTTGCCATAGAGCCCAAACACAATTGCATCAAGTAATGTTGATTTACCACTACCGTTGGTACCACTGATAAGAGTGGTGGGACTCTCATCCATTTCAATTGTAGTGAACGTATTCCCCGTCGATAAGATATTTTTATATCTCACACGTTTAAAATTTATTCTCATATTATAAGCTAAGTGCCTCTACATAAAGATCGTCAACCATCGATTTGATTTTGCCTTTATCGATTGACGTTTCAAGTGAATCAATATAATTGTGTAGAATTTCTTTCGTGTCTTTGGTCTCGTCAAGTATTTCTTCGACACCAGAAGACTCAAGATTGAGCGCATCGTCTATGGCCTTTACGTCGGCCGCACCTTCATCATTTAATTTGCTCATGAAAAGGTCATAGAGGTAAGCGTTTGTTCGATTCTTAATAATGACCTTGATATATGTATCTTTGAGCATTGAGGTATCAAGCGATGCAATCTCTTCAATGGTCATATCTTCGTCGTCATAATCAATTTTATGGAACATTCGATTCGGGTTCTCAACCTTGATCATCTCACGAGTCTCAGTATCGAATACATGGAATCCTCTCGAGCCACCATAATCAGACCAAGTCATTTCATAAGGTGCACCAAGATACTCTAGGTTTTGGTAACGAGATGGATGGTGAAAATGGCCAGAATAGACATTCTCAAAATTCTTAAATAATTTCAAATCAAGGCCGTGAGCACACACCGAACCCTTCATCATTTCGAAGCCTTTCATTTCTAAATGACCCATCACTACATTAGCATCAGAGTTTGCAACCATATCGAGGTTGTATTCTGCATTCTCTTTACTGATCCAAGGAAGCATTAAAAATTTGGTCGAACCGAGTTGTAGGTGTTCTGCTTTATCCTCGTAGAGTTTGAATGATGGGTATTCTTGAAGCAGAAGCTTCATCGAGTTGACATCATTGGTGTTTGTATAATAGGTATCGTGATTCCCAATCAACGCATGAAAGTCGATGTTTCTCTTAGCAATTTCATCAAAAAGAAACTCACGGCCACGCTTCAAACTCAAATAATTAACATACTTTCGACGGTCGAATGTGTCACCAAGATCGAACACTGTGGTGATACCATGCTCGTCAAGGTAGGGAAAAAATACCTCTAAGAAAAACTTGCGCTGGAAATCAGCAAAGATTCTACTGTCACCTCGAGCCCCAATATGAATATCTGTTACAATTGCAATTTTCATTCACACCTCATTTTTTGTTTTTAGACTCAAATTCCTTAATGAACTCTGCAATGTATTCGGGTGGTTCATTCAGTTGCACCTGAACGTCACTTGAATCCATGATAGCTGCTTCCGTCATCATTGCCTGAGAGGACTTGAACTTGATATACATTTGCTTCTTTTCTTTTTGGATTCGACGAAGAAACGCAAACCAAATAATCTGTGTGAAATATGCGAAAGGATTTTCAGATTTCTCTGGGTCAAAATTGTGGATATATTGAATGCAGTTCTCAATACCATCAGAGATCATATCATCCTTATAAGAATAGCCAGAGAAGTTAGGTTTCGTTGCAAGTCTGGTTGAGATTAGAAAAATACACTCCCCGATATATTCTGGAATTTTAGGATTGGGTTCACCAGAATCTTCAGCCTCTTTACAGGCCGCTTTGTAATCGATGAGGGCTTGCAGTAAACTTTTATTGTTTACATAGTTCTTAGCCATTATTACCTCCAATGCGATATTAAAATTAGGGTATCATTTTACACCAGATTCGGCTAAAAGTCAACAACTATTTTAGATATCGATTGTATAGATTTTGAATTTGAACTGTTCGTTCGAGTAGATGTCGATGCGCTGTCGAAAGTGCTTGAGTGTGTAGTTCTGAAATGACCCTACACTGAGGTCATCAGTAATGTCATAGAGTGTTGCCTTGTCTGATCCATTACCTTTTCGTAGTGTTCTACCGATACTCTGAAGTACCTTGATTTCTGATTTACTGCTTGATGCAAAGATTACATTATCAAGCCGACGCAAATTAACCCCAGTACTAAATACTCCATAAGAGGCAAGAATGTCATGTTTCTTATCAGGATCATTTTCAACCAAGTGTCTAATTCTTTCACGTTCCTCTCCCTTTGTTCCACCGTAAATGAAATGTAGCTCTCTACCCTCCTTCCTTAGAAGAGGCTCCAGAATCTTGCCATGTTTCTCCACGAGATCAAATAAAATCAAATTATTTTGACCTTCTAGGCTATGAACGAGATTCTTAATGAAGTTATTTCGTTTCTCGTGATTGACAATGAACTCTCTTTCAGCCGGGTATTTCCTGCTGTTATCTTTCACCTGTCGCAGTGCATCTTTGAACACCTTGCGCGTGTCATTAGAGTGTGAGAGAACAATCGCCTTGACTTCAAAATCAGCAACGGTACCATCTTCCATTAGGTCTTTCGTTGCAACATATCTTTTCACTTCGCCGAAACACCCCTCCAGCACCATCTGGTGAGTTTTACTTTCAGATGATTTTAATGTGCCCGTAAATCCGTGTCGGTACTCACAGTCGACTAATTTTTCCATTATTGTGGTGAGAGATTTGGCTTGGAATGTGTGTGCCTCATCACCCAACACCACTCTAAATTGTGCAAACCAATCTTTTGGTTGTTTCACAATCGACTGCCACGTACTGATCACAATAGGTGATTTGGTATTCTTATCAATACCACCTTGGATTCGGTAAATCAAACTCTCGTCACAACCATAATCCATAAAATCCCCGGCCATCTGGTGCACCAGAGATATTGTAGGTACAATGATTAGGGTGCGATGGCCAAACGCCTGGTAATAATGCTGCTGGATCAAATAAATGATCAATGATTTACCCGATGATGTGGGGCTTAATGACAGAGATCGTCGCTTGCGGAGTGCATTGACCACATAATCATTCTGATAATCACGAGGTATGAATTTGCAGTTGATCTCTTTTGCCAACTCGATACCGTAATCATCGTCGATCTTTTCATCTAAGCCGATCTCATCTGGTACATTCAGGTGATAGTCTCGGGCTTCGCAAAATTCTCTCAGTTTGGGTAATAGACCCACATAAAGAGTTGGTCTCATGGGTTGATACAAACGAATGGTGCCATCCCAAACACGTGCTCTCACCTTAGGGTTGAATTGCCACCCTTCAGGTTTGAACGAAAAGTATTCGGAAATTTCTTGTCGAATGCCTGGATCAGCAGTAACTTTCATGTGAACTGAATTGATATATTCGACGTTGACCACGTCACCCATGATTTAGATAAACCTTTCATTGCCGTTTTACCTATTTATACCTCTTGGAAAAATAGGAACGGAGCAGAAAGATTCTAGCGTAAGCCACAACAGTGAATCCAATTGTGGTCATGATACTGATTGTCACTGGGTCGAGAATTTTCCAGACCTCTATGAAGGTATAGAGCATCAAAAGATTTAGCGGATAGTTAATTACAATGCCGGTAATTACCTGAGTGAATGTCTCTTTGTGAATTCGCTTAGTTTGCTCTTTCATCAATAATCGCCGGACTGGAATTTCATTACATCCAGCATATTCTTAATAATGAAATTGCGAGAGTGAATCATCTTAATGATGTCTTCGAAATAAGATGCTCGAGCAGTATGATAGTCAATCTTTAAACTGTGCTGGATGATATCTTTATCTGCCTGGATATATTTGTCGACCTCATTTCGCAAAACCTTTTTCTGGTATGGTCTCCAGCCACGATCTTTCAGATCCTCTTCAGCCATAGACCCATCATAGTATTCTCGTTTGTCGTGTTCTAATTGCTTGTATTCTGCTTTCAATTTCTTAATACGCAAAACTTCTTTGAAATACATATTATAGTATTTGCTGTGTAGTTTGGGTATTCGACGACTTTCAGATACGAGATCGGTTTCATCAATCGGTGCATCCTTTGACCACATTTCACTTATGTCTTCAGTACTCATTATAAACTCCTAGTGCCAATCCTCATCTAATGGTCGGGGAGGTCCGTAAATCCATGTGATAAGGGAATATCGAACTCCCTTGGTAACCGGTGTTACCCTGTGCCTCATATTAGAAGGGAAGATGGTTAGATCACCAAGATGTCTAAACGGTTCCATTCCAAACCCAGCAACCTGTAATTTTCCACCTTCATAATTTTCTGGCTCTGACAGCTGAACGACCATTGTAAGCTTTCTTTGATGTTCTCTTTTCTCTAAAACATCTGAATGCCATATAAATTTACCACCAGTATTATATCGTAGAAGATGTACTTCGCCGATATGGGTGATATCCATACCATCGTTATATTCTTGGGCTGCTTTGAATAGCAAGTCCTTTACGGACTGATCGTTGATTTCGATACAGTCTACTTGTCGAGTCATAGGATCATATATCGTAGGCCAGTTGGGTTGGGTCTGAATATGACCTTTGAACCAACTCGATCCTGTTCGGAATGCTAAAATCTCATCGACAAATTTTTGATCAAAGTGCTTGTATAGAATTACTGGTTTCATAATTCATCATTATATCAAGTTTTAACCAGGCTGTCAACGATTAATTTTGTTCACTTTAAAATCATCATATCGAAATGAGACATTTGCCTTTGGGTATGTGATATCAGATTGAGATATATCGAGTTCGACACTCGACATACTTGTGGGGAATGCGTTTGTGAATACGAATTCTATGTTCGGGTTTTTGTGGCTGTTTTGAATGATCACCCGAATATCACTTACAATACCAGCTTTACTACTCTCAAGAGCCTTATACTGATTGCTATCATCGGGGAAACCAATACCTTCGAGCCAACCCAAAATCTCAAGATAGTTATTCATATCTTCGTCGACGACAAAGCTGAGGTCTAGGTCACCATAGGTGACACGATCACCGGTCGCATACAGTGCCTTTAGTGGATTTGCTACCTCGACCGGAGAGGTAGAGATATCCGGGATCGTAAGAGTCTGTGTGAAGAACTCTACGTTTGGCAATCTCTCAATTGAGATTGTAAATGATGCCGGTGATAGGTAGTTAGTAATCATTTTTGATTCCGCAATTCGTCAAGGTCGGAGATAAACTGGTTCTTTGGTGTTTCTTTTTTCCAAAAGGCCAGGTCTTTCTTGGCTTGGGCAATTTCTTTTTTGAGATCTTTCACCATCTCATCGGTGAGGCTCATAATATTTATACGGAGCAGACGATCAACATCAGTTTCCATTGCATCCGTGTTTTGAAGAATCTGCTTTCCAACCTGTGCCTTCTTTTTGTTTTTAAACTCAATTTGGTTATCCAGTACTGCTTGAATGAACTGAATCTTAATATTCAACCATCGGTTCAATTCTTCAAGTTCACTCTTTTTCAAATCAATTCGTTGAGACAAAACACCCAGACGATATTCGCAGAAGTCAGCAATCAGTTGTCGAGGGTCATCATATTCACGAAGTTTGCCATCGAAGTCGATCACAGTAAGGTTCTCTACAAACGACTTACTAAGCTTGAATTTGGAAATGATCTTTGCATCATTCCATTTTGCTGATGTGACCTGTTTCAATTTTACTTCGAAACGGAAACCGTTCTTATCACATAGATCATCGTACCCGACGATATCACCATCTTCTTCGAGTTTATCCAAGACCTTTACATATGATTCTCGGTCAAACCCATAGGGTACCTCAGTAATCTGCATTACGGTCTTCGAGGTCTTCTCGTAGGAGCCATATGCAATCCACTTGTTGGGTGATTCAGGATCAGCCAAGACCTTGCCGGTAAAATCGGGAAACTTGATTTTGGGGTTTCGTGTAATCTTACCGAAGGTAACGTAGTCTTCGCACTTTTTGAGCAAATCTTTCGGGCATCGAGGTAAGATGTTAGTTGCAAATCCAGTTGCAATACCCTTCGT